GTTCTACATCAAACTGAAAAACACCAGTTGATGAGTCATAACTTAGATCCCCGCCTGCAGAAAAATGAGATCTTACTTCAGATGCTGATGGACCCGTGTAAGTAAATACTCCGGTTGTATTATTATAACTGAATGAACCATCACCACCTGCATCATTGGCAGAAATAATTGTTCTTAAGTTTGCAGAATCTACATCAAAGTTACCAGTAGATGAATTATAGATTAAACCTTTATTTCCAGTAAAGTGAGCTCGTACTTCTGCAGCACTTGGACCTGTATATGTTATAACACCAGTTGCCGCATTATAACTAAATGACCCGTCACCACCTGCGTCTGTTCCGGAAATATAACTACGAATGTCTTGTCTAAAATAACTGCTTAATTCTGCAGAATCGATTTGTAATTCATTAGTTGCTGAATCAAATTTTAATCCATCTCCATCAAGAAAATAGTCAGCGATCGCCATATTGAAATCACTATCGAAGTTTGCTCTAGTATAAACTTGTTCAACATCGAATTGAAAAACACCAGTTGATGAGTCATAACTTAGATCTCCACCTGCAGAAAAATGTGATCTTACTTCAGAAGCAGAGGGTCCAGTATAAGTTATAATTCCTGTAGAATTGTTATATGTTAAACTTCCGTCTCCACCAACATCCGTAACGCTAGTCGATTTTCTGACATCAGAATCAAATAATGACCGAGTTATTCCAACACTATCAATAGACTTTGGAAGATTTATGAGAAAATCGAAATTTCTATTTTGTCTTGCACGTACATAAGGAGAATCTACAATGTCAAAACCAGATGAATCAAGAAGTTCGAAACTTGCATTAACAATAGCAAGTGAAGCATCTGAATCCGGATAAACTAAAAAGTTGATAGGAACTGAATCTGCAACAGAATCTGCTGGAGCGTTATCACGGCTGACGGTGATTGTAAATGTATCAACAACTTTTTCAAAAATGCTATTGGAAAGATTAGCAAGAGTATGAGCTTGAACAGTTTTTATTAATACAGATTTTGATTGGCCCTGTTCTAAGAATATTGTGAGTCCATATTGGCCAGAAACAAATGGTCCTTCTCTAGTAGGAGATTCTGAAATCCATCCTCTTACTTCTCCTTGATCTAGACCGGGTTGGTCTACGATAACAGCCAAATCAATAGAAGGAACAGTATGGTCTAATGTTATAGTGGTATTATTGGCAACTGTTGTTGTTGAACCATCTGCTTTTCTGAATGATAAGGTGTCTGCCATTATGTCTCATCTGAATCTTTATCTATTTTTTCAGGAGCATTATCTTGAGCTTTATCAACTTCATCTTGGTTTTCATCATCTACTTCTTGATCTAATTCTTTTGTTTCTTCTTCACTCAGTTTGAGAACGTTTTTCATAACCCATTCTTTAGTAAAGTACTCACCAACATGTGGCTGTATCATATCAAGTGTTTGAATTCTTTCTTTTAGTAGTTCACTTTCTTTAAGTTCACTGAAGTAGTTGTCTCTAGAATACTCAACTTTTATATCTTCTTTCCATGAATCCCAGTCTGCTTCAGTAATAATTTTCTTTAGAATTAATTGTTTCTTCAGTATTTCCATGAACAATGTAGAAAATTTGTTTCTTAGTCTGTCGACAAACTTTTGAAACTTTACTTCGTCTCGAGATATCTCAGTAGCTCTACCTAAACTAAACTGTGCTTCTTGTTCTAGTCTATTGATTGGAACATTGAGTGCTTTATATACTCGCTTTTGAAAATAAACTATATCATCTATTTGACCTAAGTTTTCACCACCAGGCAATGAAGTAACTTCAGTTCCTCGTCCACCTTCTCTTCTTGGTAGCCAAAAATCTTCAAGCATTGACATATGTTTTCTATCATCTTTAAGTTCACCAGTGTTTGCATCATAAACAAGTTTGTTTCGAAACTTAACCATAATGCTCTTAAGATATTCTTCAGCTTTTCCTTTTGGAAGGTTACCGACATCAACATAGAATATTCTTCTTTCTGGAGCTCTCGCTAACCTGTAGATAACAAGAGAGTCTTCCATCATTCTTAATTGGTTGATAGGTTTTATTGCTTTATGTAAATGTGAAACAACCTTTTTACGTGATTCATCTAACAAACCAGATGTTACGTAACTAATAGAATCAACGTGAAACTTAACGGCATTGTTATTTGCACTGTTTCCAGGTTTTTCTTGATAGATGTAGTATTCTTTTACTTCTTTTACAATGTCAGCATTTGTCTTTGGATCTTTTTCTTTTTTAACTTGTTTTACTTTTCTAATCTTAAGTGAATCAATAAAACGTATTTCTTGTATTCCACCTTTTTCATTTCCATCTGGAACTACTAAGTGGTGATATATTCTTCCGTCAGTGTACCATCTCTTAAATATATCATGACCTAACTCCTTAAAGTTAAGCATCGATAGTATACCTTTAAATTCTTCTTGTATGGATTCTTTGATTTGATCAGTAGCTTCAATGTCATCTAGACCAAGTGATACGACACCTGCTTCTTCATCTACTACTATTGATTCATTAACAATATCTTCAATAGCCGCATCTACTTCTGGGTGAGTAGCGACACCTCTGTATTTCATTATTAATGAATAGTTATCTTTTGCATTATTACCGTCAATGTCGACGTATTGTCCATAGTAGCTTCCTGAGGCAGTAACGTATCCTGCACCGTCCTCACTTTGAGGCGGAACTACAGACTTTAGTTTATCACTAGTCTTACTAGCTCTTTTAATCTCAAAACCGAATAATTTAATTGAATTCTCTTCTGCCATAACGACCCTTTAGTTTGTATTTGCAAGGGGCATTTCTGCCCCTCACATTTATTTATTCACTGATTAAGAGCTTGTGAATGCAGTAAAGTTACGTCCAGTAATATTACCATCACCCGCAATCGCAGTATTATTTTCTCCACTGTCCCAGTAATCGATCTGCCACTCGATAGAGAATTCTTCTATCTGATCGTTAGCATCATATGCTAGATCTATTGCAGATACGTTTGTTGGAAAAGCTCCTACAAATCTATATGAATAAAGAGATTGTCCGTCTTTATCCAATTGCTGTACAGAAAGATTTCCTTTGTAGTCACTAGGATTAGACAAACCAGTGTTCGCTTCATGCGAATTCATTTGTCTCATCCATTTTTCCATAGATGACCTGATCATAAAATCAGTGTCATTATAGATTGTTATAACCCAAGGTTCAAAAGTTCTGTCACCAGCAAAGTTGATTGTACGACCTCTAAAGAATCCAGGTGCAACTCCCATCGTTGATGAAGGAAGCTGTGCTGCTCTACATAAGAACTGTAGTTTAGAATCAGATCCACCTAATCCGGGTAAAGATGTTCCAATATTGCTTGGAGGTGTACATGTAACCTGATAGAGATTAGCACGTGCGCCACCACCAGTAAGCGCGGTTTTGAAAGCTTCTATGTTTTGTATAGCCATTTTATTATCTCCTTACCAATATTTATACAGTTCCAACAACTTCGCTAAACTCAACGCCTGATCTTACTCCAACAAAATTAAGTGTGATGAAGTTGATTGATCTTGCGGGCTTAATGAAGATGTTAGCAACAAATTGATTAGTATCGACAATCTCTGGACCATTATTTGTTTCATCACAAACTATCTTAAAGTCTGTGATTCCACGTCTTCCTTGAATGTTTCGAAGAACTGGCTCTACAATGCCTGTAAATTCTGCTCTTGTAAATTCATCATTGAATTCAAAGATAGTAGCTTTTGCAGCTGTAGATATTGCTCTTTCGAGTACAAGAAATAAACGTCTAACATTAATACGATCAAATGCAGATGGCCGATCTTGATGTGTCTTATCACCGAATAGTAATATTCCTTGACCAGGAAGATTCGCTACAGGATTAACTCCAATCTTATAGTGTGTGTCTCTATCTGATTTGTTAGGATTATATGCTAATGCAGTAACTCCAAGGTATTGACCTCTTCGTGAACCTGCAGGTGAAAAGAACGGTGCAGCATTTCTATCAGTAGCGGCCATAATACCCGCTGTTGATGAAGCTGCTGGTATGAAGATAAACTTGTCGTTAAATTTATCATAAACTTTTAGGTAGTTGTTATCGACAATAAGATACGAACTCTTTGTAAAGTTAGTAACTCCTGTAGCAACCGCTGACACCGCACTTGCAGCGTTATTAACTACTGCTGCTCTGTTTGGTGATGTTACAACTACACAATCTTTTCTTAAAGATGCTGCTGTTGCAACTAGGTCATTGACTATTGTTACTTGATCTGATGAAGAGCCTAACCCCGGTGCGATTAAGAAATCAACTTCAATAACATCTGGATCTTCAAACTTATCAAATCCACTTTGATAGTTACCAGTTGTTAATGCTGATCCATCATCACCGTCGGTTAAAGATGTCTGAACTCGTGAAGCTGATCTACCTGTGGCATAGTTTTTAGCTGGTGATGTTGCTGTTCCGGCAGCATTACCAAGGCCTAGTTGTGTAATATCAGCGACCCAAACATATTGAGATCGTCTATTGATAACATCCTTTAGATAATTAGTACTTCCGTCTGTATTCTTTGCATTTTCAGCAGCTGATACGTGTGGAAATACTTCTAAAACTGCTCCTTTTGTTCCAGAAAACTTTCCGTCTTCGTCAACAACTGCTACATGTACTTCGTCATGAGTTGCACTATCAGCAGTTGCAGTTGCACTTGTACCTGGTGCTCTGTCAAAAAATGACTGAAAAGGCCAAGAAACAAACGTTGAAGTTGAGCCAGAGGCATCTGCTGCGAAAGTTTCTAGTTTTAATGAGTTTCCTAACTCGCCAGGATATTTACCTACGTATCCGACATTGCCAGAATCTAAGGCGGCGAGTTGTGCATCGAAATCGTCTTGATTACCGATAGCAATTGCCAAGGATGCACTATCTCCACTATGAGCGTTGTTAGCTCCGTTATGCATTCTAACTATTTGCATTGAGTTAGAATATCTTAAGAAATATGATGCTCCATGAAAATCTATTGAATGCGCGTCGTCTGGCGCAGTATAAGTTTCAACGAGTCCTGCCTCGTTGGATATGAGTCTAGCCTCGCCTGTTGGTCCCCAACGAAACCTACCTACATAAGCGCCTGTTGACGACTGTACGTTAGGTACGATACCCGTTAGATCTACTTCTTTGACTACTACGGCTGGAGACTCAGATGGTGCGAATAAAGCCATGTCTCTTTCCTTCCAAATGAAAAATTATAAGTTTTTTGTGTTTCATAATACGGTTATGTTCAATTAACTATATTTATATAATTTTATTTTCTAGAAATTCTTATTAGAGTATTCAATAGCCCAACCATCTTCAGTTTCAATATGAGTTTCTGGTAATCCATCGTCATGAATTCCGAAAGGCAATACGTCATTTTCTATTTCTAACATTCTTTGTTCGAACATTAATTTTTTGATACTAATATCAGTAAGTCCACCGAAATATGTAGTTCCTACAAAGAATCCAAATAAAATGAAATTCATCACTAAATCATCATGGTTACCTTCAGAAGCTTCATATGATTGTCCTCTTGCAACAAATGTTGATATTTCCAATATCGTATCTTCATCGCATATATCTATTTTTTGATTCTCTATTAGATCTTTAAATGCAGAACAACCAATACGTTTTACTTTTTTTGTCATGTTTAACCCAAGTCCACTTGACTTTATTGTAGATTCAACAAACATGTTTTCGTATTCTAGTTCATGATATAAACCATTACATACAGCTTGACCAGCATCATTTGATTCTATGACGACTATACATTGATTATAGAATTCAGCGTACTTATATATAACATTAGGGAAGAGTAACGGAGAGATAGTGTTGTTGCGATATACAGCTACTTGCTCAAAAGGGTTCGTACTTATATCGATTAAATTAAAGGTTGAATAGTCCTGTCCTCTTCCCTTCGCAACGTCTACGGTCATTACATAGTTATGGCCTTTAATTGGTTTTTTGTATACTTTAACAGAATCTTTTGTATATTCAATAGGTTCTTTTCTTCTTAGATTTAATAATGTTTCAGCATGAATAAGCGTATCACCAGTTCCAAAAAATGTATTTCCGAATTCTTGATCAAACTGAAGTTGAGAAGTATTAGATATTGTTTGTGCTTTCCATTTTTCATCTCGACCAGGAACGTCCCACCAATCAACTCTAAACGGATGATATTCATTCACTCCTTGTGTGGCACCTTCCCAGAGCTTATGAAAAACATTTCCGATACCATTAGCAGTAGACGTAATTATAACTTTGGTTTCTTTACCAGATGAAATAACAGGATATGTAGATGTATAAAACTCAGACGCTCTTTCCACAAAAGCAAACTCGTCCAAATACAGAAGTGAGACTGACATACCACGAATTGATGACCCGCTCGTTGCAGCTGCCACAATCCGAGAGTTATTTGAAAACTCGATCGAACCTTTGTTCAAAGCTTTACAGCCAGGTTGAAGAAAAAAGGGTAGGTTCTCTAACATTAATGTCACACG